TCAGCGCCGCCGCGTCCAGCGCGGGTGCGGAATGATTCGCCCGAAGGCGATCTGATCGGCCAGGTCGGACAGCGTATCGATTTTCTCGAGTACGCCGATGACCGTCGCGCGATCGCCCGGGTCGGGTATCTCATGGACAATCTCAGCTGCCTTCCGAGCATCCTCAAGGCGCGCCTTGGCGTCCGGGCTCTGTGCGGCTTCGATGGCCTTTTGGAAGGCGTCTGAAATCTGATCGTCCATCATGACACCGATTGTGGTCAGCAGGATTTTACCCGCTCTGCGATCACACGCAATGTGCCCGTGGTGATGCCATGCGCCTCATGGCGCTGCTTTCCGCCTTCATGGTTTAAAGCAATAATCTGTATTCAGCGATCATGTCCAATCACTCAGGACACTAATTTTAGCAATAAATCGCGTATTTATTCAACTTGCGACTTCGAGTATTCTTGTCGAGACACCAATAGCCATGGATCACAAGCATGAACGACCAGCTTTTTGACGTTTTCGTGCGCATGCCGGCCCGCAAGGCACTGGCGGATGCCAATGCAGAGGTCGAGTTGCTGCTCCCCCATATCGAGGATCGCTGCAAGCTCTCACAGAACGACAACGGGATCTATCAGGTGCAGATCCTCGACGAGCGGGGCACCCCTCGGATCAAGAATGCAAACTGCGACCCGGTCACGATCGAAGACCTGATCCGGGAGATGCGCGATCATCCAACCTTCGCCTGCTGCTTCCACGAAAAGAAGACCGAGAGCACGGCCCCCCCGCCAAACCGGCGGCGCAATCCCTTCCGCAAGGAGGAGTTCAATCTCACCGAACAGGCCCGGCTCCTGAAAACTGATCCAGCCCTTGCAGAGACCCTCAAAAGGGAGGCGCAGGCAGAAGCTGAGGCCGGCAAGCCCAAGCCTCCTGAAAACCCATTCATGCGGGACCAGCTCAATCTAACAAAGGCCGCTCAGATTTACCGGCGCGATCCAGAGCTGGCGCGGACATTGATGGCGCGAGCGGGGTATCCGGCATGAGCATCACCATCGAAGTGAAAGGGCTAGATCAGGTCGTGGATCGCCTGAACCGGTTTACGGATAATTCCGGCGGCGGCTTTCGTGAGGATATTCTGAAGCTCATCGGCAACCAGGTTCGCGATCAGACCGTGGCCCGAATCGCCGCCACCGGCCTCGATCCCTCCGGCAAGCCATGGGCGCCGCTCTCGCCCCAGACGGTAGCTCGAAAACGCCACGGCAGCCGGACCATGATCGATACGGGGCGCCTGATGTCGTCGGTCGCCATGGACGTGGTCGGCGACGAGGCCCGAATTTCCATCCCGGTTCCGTATGCGGCTCACCATCAGTCCGGAACCAGCAAGATGCCTCAGCGTCAGCTTGTCGGCCTCGAAGGCCAACAGCTGCAAGAGGTCGTCGAGACAATCAACAACTTCGTAACTGACCTTTTCGGGGGGTGAGCATGTCAGGATCAATCGAATTCGTTCTTCGCCTGGTCGACCAGATGAGCGCGCCCGCTCGAAGCGTCGCTCGCTCCATGGAAGGGATCAAGCGCGCGGCGGAAGCCGTTCGGCGGATCCTCCCGAGGCATTGATGGTCTTTCCCGCTCGCAGCGCGATCTTGAGCGCGCCACAGGAGGCACCACGCGGGCGCTTGAGGCCCAGAGCCGCAAGATGGCCGAGGTCAACCGGCAGCTCACCAACCTGTCGCGCGGCTTCGATCGCGCCAAGCGTGGTGTGGTCTCAGGCGGCAAGACTATGGCAGCCGCCGCGACCGGTGCACTGGCCTTCTACGCCACTCCCCTTGCGTTCGCAAAGCGGGAGCTGATGGGTACGCAGATGGAGTTCGAGCGGTACGAGGCCATCCTGAACACCCTGACCCGCAGCGCCACGAAGACCGAGGCGGCAATGGGGGTCATCGAGGAGTTCGCCAAGGTAACGCCCTACGCCCTGGGTGAGGTCGTCAAGGCGTTCGTGGATCTCTCCGCGTTCGGCGTCATCAAGACCGACGACATGGAAGACGCCCAGAGGGTCATGACGGCGCTGGGCGACGCCGCATCTGCGACAGGCCGGCAATACGATGAGGTCGTCAATGCCGTCTCGCAGGGCGTGGTCGGCAACATGGAATCGTTGCGTACACTTGGTATTATCGCCCGCAAGCAGGGCGAAGATTACGCCATCGAGTACACCGACAGTCTCGGGCGGACCATGACCCGAATGGTCAAGGATGGCGATCGTCTCGGGATGCGCGATGCCCTGGTCGAGATCTTCGAGGAGAAGTACGGCGGCGGCATGGATCGGCTGTCCAAGACGCTCGAGGGCATCATCTCGAATATCGGGGATGCCTGGGTCCGCTTCAAGAACCTGATCATCAAGGCCGGCGTCGGCGACGTCATCAAGGATCAGCTTCGCTCTGTCCTCGACTGGGTCGATGAGATGAGCCAGGCGACGGAGACGATGGCGAAGGGGTTCGCTGATGCGGCATTCCTGACCAACGACCGGAGCATGTTCGGCAAGCTCTCTCAGGCCGAACAGAGCATCACGCCGATGGGCTTCTCCCTGACGGGGCAGGGCTTCGATCACGCAGCCCAGCAGTCCATGACGATCGGCGAGACCTCTGTCGCAGGCCCGTCGCAGCTGCAGCAGTGGGCCCAGATGATCTCCGACTACATCGTCAAGGCGATCAATGATGTCGGGACTGCCGCGCGCGAGACGGCGAAGGCGATGGGCGAGCTTTGGGAGATCGTCAACCGGATCGTCGAAAGCCCGCTGGGGCAGCGTCTTGGCGGCTGGGAGACCGCCTTGAAGGGGATCGTAGCCATTCCGTTCATTAACGCTGCGAAGGATATCGCCTTCGGCATGGGGATCATGACATGGGCAAGTGTGAAACTGGGGGCAGCATTCGGCATTGGCGCGCTTGCCAGTCTCGGACTGGCAGCGGCCGCCGCATATATGGTCACAATCATAGCGCGGGAATGGAATACGCTCAGCGAGATCTGGAGCGACGATACACTGAACGTGTTCCAGAAATTCCACCTGTCGCTGAATGCGATCGTCAACCGGATCGTCGATGACATCGGCTCGATCTTCGGGGTCGAGGATCTGTCGGGGAAGATCACAGCGTTCGAGCAGGCCGTCTTCCAGCGCTTCGAGGATGGCTGGCAGGGCACGTGGGAATCCATCGAGGCCGTCTGGCACATGATCAAGACGAACTACGGCGCTCTGTGGGCTACGATGAGCGTCAACATCTTCGCGCCGGTCAAGGGCTTCATCGAGGAGTATGTCATCGCTCCGATCCAGCGGGTCATCGAGTGGATCGAGCGCGCCATTGCCGCGTGGGACCGGCTGGCATCGGCATTCGGGAAGAGTGCGCTTCCGAGCGGAGACCCTTTCGAGGGGAAGAACATGCCGGGATGGGAATCGGTCAACCCGCCGCCTCCATCCGCCGCGCCGTTCCAACCCCCGCTGCCGGGTGAGCGGCTGCTGCACGAGCAGAGCATGACAGGCCCAGCTCACCCGACTCTCCGGGCTCAGCAGGCATCGGCCACGAGCAACAGCTACCAGATCAAGATCGATGTCGATGCGCGTGGCGAGGATGGCGATAGCATCGCCCGCTCGATCGAAACCGCTTTGGGCCGGCGCATGGCCCGGCTGAATGATGGCGTGGGGGGCGCGGCAACGGCATGAGCAGCAGGCGTCCGAGCAATGAGCTGATCATTGAGGCAATGCGCGTGAGCGGCGGCATTCTCGCGATCGCGGCGCAGAAGTTGAACGTGGCGCGATCGAGCATGTTCAAATGGGTCTCGCAGGATCCGGAGCTCTCCGCCGCCCGGGATGATATCCGGGCCGAGCTGCTCGACCTGTGCGAGATCAAGCTGCTTGAGCTGATCGAGAAAGGCGACTTCCGGAGCATCGTGTTCTACCTGCGGTGCTTCGGGAAACATCGCGGCTGGTCCGAGCGTGTCGAGGTGACCCGCCGCCAGGACGACAGTTGGAAGACAGACCCCGGTTTCGACATCACGAAGCTCTCGCTTGAAGAGGCGGTGCAGATGGAGCAGCTTCTCATGCGCGCCGCCAAGGATACGGGGGCAATCCGTCAGACCGTCCCGAAAACGGCCAGAGACGCCGCGTGACGGGCGCGACGTGTCTCGGTGGTGTGACGGGGTGTCCAGACGCTTTCGCCCGTGAGAGGGGCTGAAGTCATCGAGGAGCAAAATATCGCCGCCCGGCATCACCCTGTCCCTCCCGAACCGCACCTGTCGCGACAAGCGTGGCGAGGACGTTTTCGATCCTGCTGCGGCGTTTTGCGGTGAGACGCGCATGATCGCCTCACCGCCGCGCTGCTGCCAGGGTTGAAGGGCGCTGGCCGGCCCCCGGTCATGGCGATCATCAGGACCGCCGCTGCAATGGCTTTCATCATCGTGGAGTTCCTCTCGTGTTATCGAGCGCCAAGACGGCGCAGGGCACCCCACCGATCGAAGCGTGGCCATCCATATTCCGGGACGTCGATCGAGAGGGTGTTCTCAAGCCACTCCGCGACAAGGTGACGATGGCACCACAGCCGCCCCGCATCGATGTCGCTCGCACGCTCGAAGCACAGAAGAACCGCCGGGCGACCGCCCGTCATGTGCTCCAGATCCGAAACCACCGCCTCTGGGTCCAGAGGGGCAAGGATCTCCTCCTCGAACCGCCGCAGGTACTCGTCAGCCGGCACCGACCGGAACCACGGGCCCGGCGCGAGCCAGCGATAGGTCTTGAACCCGCTCTGGCGCCGTGGAAGGCCGCGTGAAATGCCGATACGGACATGATCGGGAGGAACCGTCGCCGCCCAGGACGCGGTGAAAATCGGGATCATCAGATGCTCCTTGCGCCCGAGCGGCGCAGAATGAAGGGCAGAAGGGGCGCGGATCGCGTAGACCTCGCGCGCGTGGACAAACGAATGGGGCGCCGCGAGATCGCGACGCCCCTGCGATGCCAGCACTCAGGTGGTAGGGGGTACGAAGCTCGCGACCGCGTCGGCGAGCCTGTCGAGTGCTGGCAAATCGAGGATGTCCCGCTGGTGGCGGCTACGGATGACCGCGACCTGGATCTTGAGATCCTCGATAGTCATGGGCGCGGTATCGAGGATCTGCCCTTCGATGTAATCGAGGTCATCGACGATCATCGACCAGAGCTGCTCAGTGGTCGCATTGCGCATCAGATCGCGCGCGTGCTGGCGCTCTTTCCAGAGGATGCCGATTGTCGTCTTGGGGTAGTGCGCAGCGGCGAGCACTGCGCTATCTTCGTGCAGGGTACCGGACATGTTCATCTCCGTGGAAGTCAGGTGCTCCGGGTTGGGAAGGTGGCCGCCTTTCCAACCCACTTTCAGTGTACCTAAAGTATCCGCTGTGAACAATAAAAATAGCGGAGTATGAATACCTTATACGGACTTCCGAAACTCGTTTCTCGGGTAGAAATCCCCGAAATAGCAGGAGCGAATCGATGTACAAGGCGTTTGCTACTCGCGTGAAGTCTGGCGATCCGCAGGCCCGGTCCCTTCAACGGATGATGCGCGCCGTCGGCGTGCGGGTGTGCTCGACCAGCAAGCACTCGGATTACGTCCATCCGAACGAGACCTTCGCGGTGAACACAATCGATCGGCTGCGCCGGGAATACGGCGAGCGCGTCGTGAGCGCCGCGCTGGAGACGCTCGTGAAGACGCAGCAGCCCGGCGTGCTGAGCCAGGGCATGATCACGCACATGGTGCAGCTGATCCGGCTTTTCCCGCGCTGGGTGGAGCGCAAGGACGAGCTGGCCGCCGCCGTGCGCAAGATGGATCTGGCGGCACTGAGGAGTCAGGCGCGGCTGATCGGCGGTAAGGGGGCGATGATGGCATTGATGGCGAGCGAGCTATCGGCAGAGCTGGGTAGAGGGCGGTGACGGTAAGGGCTTTGCTAAGCCCGCTAGCTTGTGTGCCCTATGCATCCCGTCGGTCCCAGAATTCAATAGACGGGAGAATTGCGGGTACCGGTCGTGGCTCGGCGTGACCACTATCAGTCAGGAACTCGATAATCGAGTTGGAGCAATCGCTTACGGGCGAGGGCCAGCTCCTCATCTGTAAAAAGCCCGCGCCATTCCGGGCGAACAATAAGCGCCTCGACCGATAGATCCAGGCGCTGATTCTCCCAGAGTTTCTCGAACCCACTGGTAACGGGTTTTCGGATCAACCGGCGCGCAGTCTCTACTCCGCCGTAATCGGCAATCATTTTGCGGAAAATCGACGGTATGTAGCCGAAGCTCTTGGCCTCTTCGTAGATTTCGATCATTGCGCGTTCGAATGCCTTGGGGTTCCCTCCTTTGCTGGGCGTATCTATCAACGCTAGGGCTTGGGCAATCGTGATTACGGCATTGCGACCATCAGCACTGTATCGTTTGACGGCTTCAGCAGAAATCCCAGCCAGCGCTTCTTGCTCAACATCCGATACCTTAAACCGACCGAGCGCACCGAGCGGCAGCCGGTTTATTTTCCGGACCAGTCGCAGTGTCGCCGGGTGGATGCCTGCCGGTAGCACCCTCCAGATACCAGTATATTCAGGCTTGGATTTTGTAAGATCATAGTCGATTATGTAATCTTTAGAGGAGATTATATCGTTCCATTCGGAGTAGGCAGATATGTCGCTTGAAAGCCGACCGTCTTCGATCTCCTGGCTTATCCACTTCTCATCTTTTTGGTCGATTCCTATGTCGCGGCAGTAGGCGATCTTCACGTGCTGCCAAGCTTGATTGTCTGGTGATGCTCGATAGGCATCAAACAAAGCCCTAGCAAGCCGCTTTCCAGATGGCGCAATCAGCTTGCGTGTCTTCCAGATGCTTTCTGCCCGATCAAGGTCTTCGGTCTCGATATTATATCCTGCCTCAAATAGGTCGTCGAACCATATACAGATGCCGTCGAGCGCACCGGTGTCGTCAATTCGGATATTGGCTTCGTGCCAGCCACTATTGGTCTCGTGCTCAAGCGCAAGGCCATTGGTCGAGGCATTGGATGATCCGAGCACCGCTGCAATCGGCGTCCACCACACCTTTGCGTGAAGAGCAGGGTGCGATCTGAGTGAAACATTTTGCCGATCAAGCAGTTTCCGTAGCTCCGCAGGGTTGCAGGCACCGGAGTCAAGGTTGCAGAGAATTTGGAGCGCGAGCCAGGAGCGGTCCAGCCCCAACCGCTCAATCGCTCCATCTCCCCAGAAGGCCACCGCCAATTTGGCCCGATCGGTCGAAGCCAAGATCGTGCGAATTTCATGAAGCGCAGCAAATTCATCAAGCAAAGTCATGACAGGAAGTTTGTGATCGGATCAAGCCGCCTGTCAATCTCTGCGCTTTGAGAGCACAATAATCTCCCCCCAACCCCTGTAGCTATGGCGTTTGAGGCGAAGGGATGAGAGCCGCATGCAGCCCGTCGGCCTGAATATAGGCCTCGGCCCCATGGCGCACGAAGAATTCGATCCTGCCGCGATAGATAGGGTTCTCGAGAACATAGCGAACGGTCGCAGGCCACCACTGACCGCCGCTCGCCGTGGGTATTCCCTCGGCGCGGAGCTTGTCGGCAATGCCCTGCAGCGTCGCGCCAGCCTCGCGCATCGCGAAGATCCGGCGCACCAGCTCTGCCCGATCCGGATCGACCTCAAGGCGGCCTTTCTCCAGCCGGTAGCCGAGCGGCGCATAGCCGCCAGGGTGGCCCCCACGGCGCGCCTTCTCCCGTTTGCCGGCCAGCGTGCGTTCGGTGATCGCGGCACGCTCCGCTTCGGCCATGCCGGCAAGCATCGCGAACAGGGTCTTGCCCATGGCGTTGCTGGTATCGATCGGCTCCGAGACTGATCGGAGGTCGGCTCCGGCTGCGGTGAGCTCCTGCGCTGCGGTGAGCGCGTGAATGATGGAACGGGCGAGGCGATCGAAGCGCCAGACCAGCACCACCGCCGCCTGACCGGCGTCGACCATATCGACAATCCGGCGGAAGCCGTCCCGTTCGGCTGGCCGGGACGTGCCCGACACGCCGGCATCCTCGATCAC